CCCTATCGGGACGCTCCTCGTTTGAAGGCTCCTAAACTCCGTAGTTCCTTAACAGTTTCAAACTGTTCTAGTTTAGAAAGCGGTTCCTTTCCGTATGAGAAAGAAGATTGCTTTAAGTCGCTTGCAATCTTCTCAATTCCACCTCCTGATTCAAGAAGTGATTTAAGTGATTTTCCAGATTTTAGGAGTTTATCACTCTTAAACAGAAATTCAACGAGTATTTTGAACCTAGGATGACGCTTACCGGCCTGACACTGCTGGATCCATCTAATGGTATCATCCACACTTGACCATGAACTATTCATATGCTCATAGCTTAGCATCCCATTGAGGATTCTCTCAAGAGGTCGGACTCCTACATTTAACTCATCAATCAGGTACTCCCTCATGTGAATATTTTGTAAGAATGAGACAGTGTCTTCACTCACAAGCCCTTTATCCACATTCAACTTCATTCCAAATGTCTTAATAGTATCGGCAATATCATCAGGATTCCAAGGATCTAATGATCTCCACACACCATCGTCGCCTTGAGCCAACTCGATAAGCATACCCGTATACTCGGCTAATAACATTTGGATTAGGATACCAATCCAATTGGTTAATCCGCTTCCGCTTGGTATTCCATGAAAACCGTGGTATATGCCATCAGGTGTAGCGATTGGTATGGTTAGGAATAACTCTTCGACATATGAAATTAATTTATCACTTCCCTTAGTGAACATCCTCCTTAACAATTCAAATGCAGCTCTCACTAGCACAGGTGGTACCGAGGCATCGAAACCAGAGAAATCTACACTTAATATGTTTCCAGATTTTGACGCGATCACATTGGTGATAACCTTATCCACTGCATCACTACTGACCCATGCGCTAAACACCTCATCATTAACGGCCCATTCGAAGAAGGCCATTTGAAGTCTTAACTCATGTATGGTGATATAGTGAGGGTATCCCCAGATTGTCCGCTGCTTTGGAACTGTTCCCAGTCCTGTTGGCTGACCGCGCCAAAACACGATACATGGATCACCTAGATTAGGGAACCCACGCCGTTCAACCTCTTGTGCCTTCCTAAGTACTAATGGTAAGTACTCTTTATTGCTAGTGAACCAAGGCGCCCCGAGATTGGTGTTCTTAGGCATGTGATGGTATGCTGTGAGTGTCGTTTTAGGGACCAGTTGGGATGGTAACCTTGTGGAAACCACGTCGATAGCCTCTTGCAGACGCGCGTAATCTATGCTTATATCACCCCTACTGTAATATGCCAATAGATTGTCCCTGCGCTCATGCCACGGAAGTTGAATAGAGTAGGGACCCATCTTCTCCGATTGATTCAACTCCGCATTATTGAGCTCCTCGAATCTAGTGCGAGTTTTAGGAAGCAGCCAGTCACGGAAGTAGGCTCTACGCTCAGCATAGTTATCACTACTTCTGCCTATGATAGGGGTGACTAAATCAAGCGTTCTTCCCTCTTTTGCACTACCCAATGATGACTCCAACCTCATAGCAGATTCGTCAGTTAACCTACTTAGATAGTCGCCTACCGGAGTCACCACAAACGTGTCCTGATTCATAATCGATCTTACTCCTCAGATCTTCTTGACGTATTCATCATCCAACTCGAATATCTTATCATCTATAGCCTCCAACATACGTTGTGCTACTTCAAGACGATCGTTTAAAGATACAGAATTGAAAAATCGCGTCAAGTGTGACACAATTTTAGCTTCACGACCTGTGAATCCAGTGTTAAATCCTTCATCATCATACGTCGATCGCACAGCTTGAGCTTGCTTAATCATGTCTTTGGTGTACCAGTCTGGGTATTCAATCTGTCCGCCAGGGGCGAATTTGAATCTCTTACTAGCCATCGCTCTCGGTCCTTTCACTTGATCGTGGATCAAAGTTACCAACTAATTGAACAGTTTGTTTGTTAAATCGACAAGTTATTGTCTTCTTAACTTTCTCCCCACCATTACTAGTAATTAGGATATCTAAACGAAGATAAACCCAATCCTTATGGTTCCAAGCTTTCCACGATACAATTTTAACGTCATTTGACCATTGACGAAAGGTTTTACTTACCTCTGCTAAGACACGTTTAAACACGGAAAACATGTGAAAATCCCTTTCTAATTTCTTAGACTTTTCTTTACTTTACTTTACTTTAC